GAGGGTCCTCATGGCTCATAAATTAGATTGTACTGAAAAAGCTTGGAATATATTTATTACTCAAGCCTATCACAAGAAGCCCGGTCGAATGACACCGAAGCGTAAGAAGTATATTGACGAAGTGTGGAAGAAGTGGAGTGCGTATCGGTCCGCTTTGATCAAGTCGGGGTTATATGAGGGGTGTGCGTGGAGCGGGGATCGTAAATGGCCCAAGGTAGACATCAACACCAAAGAGAAGATGACTCATAACCTGTTGACAAAACATGCTATCAGCCACAGCTTTACTATTAACCTAGATAATCTTTAGAACCATTCTAAAGTAATTATGGCAATAACAAGACAGCTGCAGTTTTATGCGGGTTTTTGGCTTTGTGCCACCATAAGAGAAATATTGGGGGCATTAGTTTTTTTTTCTATCAAAAAAAAGTCGGTGGCACAGTGGCACAAGGGGTGTTTTTGGCTTATTAGTGTTGATACTATTGACTAATAGCTGTGCCATTGCTCTGTTTTCCGGTGGCACACCGTGGCACAGATGTTCATTATACGCCATTTCTATGTACTCGCGGCGGAAAAATATTTTTGTTTTCAAAAAAAATAAATTTGCCTAAATATTTCTCTTATAGTAAAAGTGGATATGCCTAAAAAGAAGTCAAGAAAAGTTGACACCTATGTCAAATCAAAAACTGTAAAACAGTCTGTTAAATTTCCATATTCTAGATATAGAATAGAATGGATTGATATCATCACTGAAGGCGGCTGGGGTTCTGAACGTGAGTTTAAGAACATGAAACTAGCTACGCCTATTAGTGAGGGTTGGTTGTTTTCTAAAGATGATGAGACTGTTAAGATCTTTGCTGGCTATGATGTTGAAGAAGATGGCTCTATACATTTTTCTGAAAGATCAGTATTTCCTACTTCTTGTGTCAAGAAGATGATAAAACTTCACTGATGAAAAAAAATCCTACACTTACAAAGAACATGCCTTATGTTAAAACAAATCTTATTCCACCAGTTAAAGGACCAGATCCACAAGGAACTAAAGCACCTGTTCAACAGCCAAAAAGATTTAAAACTATCCTTACTGTTTCGAAGCCAAAAGTTTAATTTAATTTTTTTATATTTTTTGGTAAGTCAGATTCTTCTGATACTATGTCTGTTGCTGTACCTTCTATAATATCTTTGTGATCCTTTAAGATATCTTTCATTCTAGATTCTAGCTCTTGCTCTGATAAGTTATCTATGTTGCCTGTCATGATTAACTTCTGATCTACATACAATCCGCCGGCCTTACCTCGCGCTACCTCTGCATTGGTTGCAGCACTCCAGGCCCCTTTAGCTCTGGCGTCGTCTCTAATTTTTGCAAGCTCTGTAATATGTCTTTCAAATGAGATTCCATATTTTTCTTGGACCTCTGCTCTTAACTCTCCAATGTATCTAACTACTAATGGAGATATTTTTGGGTTTCTTAACTCACTAGCTGCTTGTCTAGGTCGAGTCTTATATCCTGCTTCTTTAGCACATTCTGCGGGTGACATACGTCCCTCATTATATACTAATAACTCTGCAAATTTGATTTGTCTCTCTGTTAATTTTGCTGGCACTCCCATGGCTTGACTTATAACGTAAGTAAGCGTACAAGTCAACCAGATGAGAATGATTCTAATATTAGTATTTGTATTACTTTCCGGATGTGTGAAAGATTTTGATTTCAATCCAGCAAGCACAATAATTAAACAAATTTACAAGGCAAATTACGATGAAAAAAGAGTCCGATCTTTGGAAACTTTTAAAGAAGAACACACCCGAAATTAAGTGGACAAGACTAGAGTCTTGGTCATCCTTTGGTACACCGGATCTGTTGGGATACCACGATACTTGTGGTTTTTTTATGTGTGAGCTCAAGCTTGTGCATGACAAAAAAATACACTTTTCACCTCATCAAATTCTATTCCACTCGACCATGACAAAACGTAATTTCATACTTGTTGGACAAAGCCCAAAGGGCTCTCCTCGATCCATAAAACTTTATGGAAGCTCCTCGATCCTCGGCTTGCTTGCCGACCATAGAGAAGTCCCGCCCGTGGCCCAAGATGACTGGGGCCATATCAACGCTTGTCTGCTCGCGAACCGCTCGTAACCTTTCCCTGCTTGTTGCTCGTGGGCCCACCCTCCCGCTCGCGCGCTTGCTTGCTCGCTCGCTCGCGCTCTTGCTCGAGCTTCGCGCGCCTTCTATACTCTTCATAATATTTCGGATGTTTAAAAACGTGCATTGTTAATTATTAAGGGGCGAGCTGCTTGAACGCGTCAAGTCTTCTTTTACAACGCCGGCCAGCGTCAACTCGTTGCCCCTATTTTTTCTAATGCTTGCCATAACTTACATTAGCAATTGATCGGTCCCAACATTGCCTGCAGCTGCCGCAGCTGTTGTTTTGTTTGGGAGCCGGACAGGACGCGACGCCCTGCCCGCTTATCACGGTAGAAGTCCACGGCCAAAATTTGACCGGGGGTTGATCAACCATGTGAGAAGACATTCTAATTATTAAATTCGATGGAACTTCAACAGTTGGATTTTCAATCTTGCTTAAGAATTGCGCCTCCCGTGTTGGCATCCAGTGCTTGGTTTCAGGTGTTAACTCGCACACTCTAAAAATTTTATATAAATGCTCCATGCTTTGGATATCTCCGGCGTCATGCCATCTAAAATATTTTTGCCTTATGATTTGGGCCACCATGGCCGCGATCCATTTAGTATCTTTTAAAGCTTCGAGTCTTACATATTGCGCCGCTTTAATTGCTTTGTATCTTGTATAGTTACCCTTCAGAGCATAACAGGAAGCGCAAACGCTGCCTTTAATTTTTCGGAGCTTGCTGCCGGTTTTACACTCCCAGGCCGGCAGGCTATAGGATAGACCCGGCATTTTACTTGTCCGGGTCAATGATCCTGTTATTTTTTTGGCGTCTGTTACTTTCATGATTGAATAGTTTCAATTTTATCAACATCCGCCGCCGCTTCATCACCGGGCGTCATTTGATAACGTGCCATTACTTTGGCTATCATGTCTATATCTTTTTCAAGTCTGTCAATTCTAGTAGATTGTAAATCAATAAAATTTTTTAAAGTTTTACTAATATCTAAAAGTGATCTAATTGTTTCGTTTGTGTCTGTGCTCATTCTCGCTCCTTTATTTGTTATGGCCCAAAGTTTATAAGGCGGCCTGCAAGAGGCGGCAATTTTTAACAGTGGGCCGTTTTACCATCTTTTGCCGGTGATGGTCCCGTTAAGTTTTACAGTTTTGTTTCAGCGGTAAAACTTCAAATGAGGCTGAAATATATTAATAACATATATTCCCATACAGTCAACCCCTTAAATTAATTTTTTTTGCGGCTTGTGGACTCTGGGCCCACCCTCCCACAAAAATAAATAAATAAAAGATTTGACAGCTTTTGTTTATTATGTTAGATTGTCCCATAATATAAATAAACAATAGGAGTGAGAATGAGTAAAGCAATGACAAAGTATCAACTGGACCACTTTAGAAATAAAGTTAAAAGACAGTTTAACCCACTGATCCAAGATCAGGAATTATTGGTTAAACAATTCACAACCGAGGCAACTGATAAGGCGGTCCACAAGCTATCTAAAAAGATTGGCGCGGATACAATTATCAAAAAGTTTAGAGAAGCGGAAACCATGCTAGAAGAGGCAAGGGCAACAGCTCTAACTTTTTTTGAAAAAAAGAAACCTAAAGATCAAGAGTTAGATTATAAATTTAGAGAACCTAACTCAAGATATTCGGACAAGATATCATTGTCCGATTGTGAGGACCAGTTAAGAGAATGGGCCGCCGCTTTAGCTGTTAAAGAAATAGAAAAAAGACCGGAAGGCGCTAAACTTAAACAGTTAAGGGACCTAAAAGAAAAAGCCCTTGATACTGTTATGGAAGCAGGAACGCCGGACAGCTTGGCCATTGCATTGGACCAAGTATCTAAAAAGATTGGTTTAAATTGGGATCAGGATTTGAAGGCCCTGCCCAGTGTAAATTAAACAGTTGACAACATGGGACAATCTATGTTAGATTGTCCCATAACAATAGGAG